CTCTCCATCGCGCACGACCGCGAGAACGCCGCTCGCGCTGGCGCACGCAACCGTGCCGCCGCGAAGAAAGCGGTCGCCGCCCCCACCCTCGACATCGACACACTCTTTGGGACACCGAAATGAGCGAGCCCGTAGGTGCAGGTGCAGGTGCAGGCGCAGGCGCACCCCTAGCCCCCACTCCACTCTTCCCCCGCGTCATTGACGCAACGATGCGGAGTGACTGGCTCAAGTGCCCGCACTCCTTCTTCCGCCGTCACGTCCTCGGGCTCGCGCGGCCCGGCGTCTCGGTCCATCTCCACTTCGGCGCGTGCATCGCTCGCGGGCTCGAAGTCGCCCGCCGCACGTACTTCGAGACGCGCGACACGTCCGACGCGCTCCACAACGGCTGCGAGGCGATAATCGACGCGTGGGGCGATTTCGAGACGCCGGACAACCTCACTCGCACTGCTGCCGCCAAGACGCTCTCGGCGGCTCTCGTCACTCTCCAAGCCTACTTCCGCGAGTGGCCGCTCGACGAAGACCCGATCCAAATCCACGTCCACGCTGGCCGTCCGTGCATCGAGTACAGCGGCGCTCTCCCCGTCCCCGGCTCCCGCCATCCCGACACTGGCGAACCTATCCTCTACGCTGGCCGCTTCGATCTCATCGGCGACTACCAGCACTCCGTGTGGGGACTCGACGACAAGACCACTGGCTCCGACCCTAACTCTGACTTCTGGCGAAACCAGTGGAAACTCCGTTCTCAATTCACTGGCTACGTGTGGCTCGCGCGCGAATACGGCGTCACCCTCAAAGGCTTCATCGTCCGCGGCATGGGAGTAATGAAGACCGACATCAAACTCGGTTGGGCACTCGCCCCACGCCCCGAGTGGATGATCGACGCGTGGCTGGCGCAGTTGCAAAGTGACACTGCTACCATGTGTGGGCAGTACCTCTCACTCCGCGATGGTTGGCGCACCGGCCACGCCCACCCCTTCCCCCAATCGTTCGACACCGCCTGTGCCGACTTCGGCGGCTGCACGTTCCTCGACCTCTGCTCCTCTGCCGACCCCGACGCGTGGCTCGACACGTTCGAGGTTCGACGATGGGACCCCCTCACTCGACAGGAGACGTGATAATGAGTTGCCCAACATGCCACATGGGGCACCGATACGGTGACGCTATCGAACCGTGGCCCGAGTGCAATCCATCGTGTGATCCACGACTACTACAACCTTCAACCACTGACGACGACCCCTCCTTCGGCGAAGGTGAGTGTGGCTGCATCTACCACGCCCCGTCCACCTTCGACGAAGACGGCTGGTGGGAGCCCGTCGCCTCCTGCCCACTACACGGAGACACGCTATGACCCTCGACGAAATCTACGCCCGCGCCGACGCCCTCCTCACCGCTCTCGACGCCGCGAACTCTTCCGCCTTCTCCGCCATCACACGCAAGTACACCATCGTCCAAGCACTCATCAACTTCGAGCGTGACGTGAAGGTCGAGTATCTCGACTCACTCTTCGCCGCCGACGGCATGATCTCTCGTCTCAAGACCACCAAACCACTCATCGAGGAGCACACCGCGTGAAATCCAACGTCCTCCTCGAAGGCGACATCGGCACCGGCAAGACCACGGCTCTCCGTACACTCCTCCCCGAGTATCTTGACGAGCGTGGCACGGCGCATCGTGGCGCTGGCCTCGAAACCTTCATTATCTCGATGGAGCCTGGGGTCGAGGCTGCACTCGGCCCGAACCTCTGCGGACCCGGCGCACCCAACCCCGCCATCCACACTCACTACCAACCCCCCGCCGCCGTCGATTGGTCCATCATGCGTAAGTGGGCGCAAGTCATGCACGTCTCGACGATCGAAGCCGCGATCAAAACAGTTGATCCGGGCCGCTCCTCCTACACTCAATTCCTCGACCTGTTCTCCACCTGCGCCGACTTCGTATGCGACCGCTGTGGTGAGAGCTTTGGCGATGTCGGCGAATGGGACGAGTCTCGCGCCATCTGTTTCGACGGTCTCACCGGCCTTACTCGCATGGTCATCTTCTCCACCGTCGGCTCGCGCCCCTTCCTCTCACTCCCTGAGATCGGCGGCATCCAGCAACAGATCGAAGGGTTCATGGACCTTGCGTGGGGCGGCACGCGCTGCACGTCCGTTCTCCTCGCCCACATCGAGCGCGAGACTTCTCCCCTCACCGGCCTCTCCACTCTCACCACCGCGACCATCGGCCAGAAACTAGCTCCCAAACTCGCCCGCAAGCCAGACGAGATCATCGTCGCCGAGTGTATTGATGGCAAGTACATTTGGAACACTGAGGAGGCGGGTCGCGGCCTAAAACATCGCCGTCTCCCGCTCTCCTCCTCTCTCGCCCCCGACTTCGCCCAACTCTTCAGATAAGGAGCACTCCTCTCGTGAACACTTCTCGCCACGCCATCGTCGAGTCAATCGACCACGCAGAAGCCACTGCCGCGAACGCCGAGTTCGAGGCCGAGCTTCCCGCGTTCTGCAAACTGATGGGCGTGTCGCCCGCCGTCCTCAAAGCCCTCCCCATCCCCACTCTCCAACTCCTCATCACCATGCGCGTGTTCAAGATGCTCTCAGCGAAAATCCGAGAGCTTGACGCACGCACCGCTCCTCCCTCCATCGACACGCACACTCAGGAGCCTATCCAATGAGCACTCTTCTCTCCTCCGACCCCTGCACCAACATCATCCTCGACTTCATCGCTGGCGGTGTCCCCGATAACCAGTCCGGCGAGTCCGCTGGCAACTACAACGCCACTATCGGCGACATCGACGGACGCACTTACGGCGACCTCTCCGTCCGCTCTCTCGCCGACATCTACTCCTGCATGGACGACATGCTCGCCCGTGGCCTTCCCTCCACCGCGACGGGCCGTTACCAAATCATCCGACGCACGATGCAGTCGCTTCAAGCGCACTTCGTCCTCCCCGATTCCGCTCTCCTCACCCCCGCCCTTCAAGACACGTTCGCCGTCCGTCTCCTCGTTGGTCGCGGCTACCCTGCGTGGTGGCGTCGTCATCTCACCGACATCGAGTTCGCCCATGGTATCTCGTGCGAGTGGGCATCGCTTCCCGACCCCGACCGTTCTGATCCAGACGCTGACCTGGCCGCAGGGCATACAAGTCACTACGACGGCGTTGGCGCTAACCACGCTGGCACCACCGTCGGCCACGTTCTCAACATGCTCACGCGAGCGCGCGACGCCATGCTCGTGAAGCCATGACCACCGCCTTCACCGACTCAGAACTGAACTGGATAAAATCAGTTCGGCTCGCAGACATACGCGTAGTCGATGGCCACCTCACCATCCACTTCCACGCTTCAGACGAGTACGTCGCAAAGCAACTACACGACATACTTGACGAACTCCGTCTGCCACCGAGCACAACCCTGTGCAACCCCGACTGAAAGGAATACCACTCGTGCAGTCCTCATCTCTCTTCGACGTCAACTCCTTCCTCGAAACCACCCACAAAGGCCAACTCGACACCACATTCGTCCTCCCCGACGTCGGCGACTACCTCGCGCAGTGCCAACCTCTCACGAAAGACTCCCTCCGCTCTGGCACTATCGGCTCCGACAAAACCCGTGCCGGTGAGCCGTGGGCCGCGCTCGAACTCCAATGGGAACTCACCGACGACACCGTCCGCGCGAAGATGAACATGCCGAAAGTGCTCGTCCGGCAGAGTCTCATGCTCGACCTCACTGCCTCCACTCCCCCCCAACTTGATTGGGGTACTAACCGCAACATGCGGCTCAAGCGTCTCCTCGACGTGACTGGCCTCAACAAGCAGAAGAACTTCTCCATCGGCGCGCTCGCCTTCGCCACCGCGCTCGTCCACGTCGAGCACCACCCCGACCCCAACGACTCCGAGATCATCTACGCCGAAGTCACGCGCGTCACGTCGCCCGACAAGGCGCGTCTCCGCGAGGCCGCGCAGTGACCGCCGAACGTGTCGAGCGGCCGTCGATGACGACACTCGACGGCCCCGAGCCCATCCATCCACCAGACGGCTACGGCAACCACGCACGCGAGGGGGGCACTACGCCCCCCGACGCGGGCCGCACGATCCTCACCAACCTCCGTTGCCCTGTCTGCAC